GAGCCTTCAATAGAAGAAATGAAAACTACAATCATAAGACTCACAGACCAGTTGCGATTGCTAGATCAGGATATGATAAGGTTACATCAGAAAGTAAATGTTGTTTTAGAGCTTAGAGAAAAAGAGATGCAAAATGAAACAGCAGAACCAAAAAATAAAAACGAAAAAGGAGTTAGAAGAGTTGATTAAACAACAACAGGATAGAAGAAATGGGTAGAGAAAAGAAAAAAATACTCTTACTGATTTGTGTATTAGGTCTAGCAAATATCGTGTTAATTTCTTTAACACTAAGTGCAGATGAAATGACGCACAAATTTAAAAACCCTAGTTTTTCAGGTATAAATACCTCTAGTCATTATCTAACCATAGAGAACCAAGAATTCAATAGAAAAGAAGCTATAAGAGAAGAAATAAAAGCATACCAAGAAGATTTAGAACGTGAAGCAGAGAACACTACACTTGCGAGGTTCATTCGCAATCTGGAAAGTCGTATCTATGCACAACTATCAAGACAGTTGGTTGATAGTCTCTTCGGTGAAACAGCATCAGATTTTGGCACTCTAGAATTAGAAGGCAATACAATAGAATACAGGGTAGAGGACGATAAAGTAACACTGATTATTACAGATGAAGAAGGCAATACTACAGAGATTACCGTACCTCTCGGTTCTTTTACTTTCTAGTTGTTCTTTGATGATACCCCCATTAGATAATGGGATTCCGCCAATAAGAAATATTGAGTCAGCACAAATAGGTGCTTTATTAACAAAGTTATCAGAAGTAGACTTACCAGAGCGTAAACCTGTGGTTGCTGTCTATCCTTCCTCTTTCAATGATGATACAGGTCAAAGAAGGTCTAACAGTCAATATGCAAGTTTTAGCACTGCCATAACCCAAGCACCAGAGGCATATTTGATAAGAGCCTTAAAACATTCAGGTGTATTTGAAGTTGTAGAGCGTGGAGGTCTAGATAATCTCACCAAAGAACGTCAGATTATACGATCAACGAGAGAAAGTTTTAATGAAACACAAAAGGTCAAACCCTTGTTGTTTGCAGGATTGTTGATGGAAGGAGGTGTTGTAGGGTATGAATCAAACGTAAAGTCTGGAGGTGCAGGTGCTCGGTATCTTGGTATAGGTGGTTCTAAAGAATACCGACAAGACTCTGTGACCATTTCTTTGCGTACAGTTTCAGTAAGTACAGGCAAAATCTTGATAGAAGTATTGGTCACAAAATCAATTTTAAGTGCTTCGGTCCAATCAGATGTTTTCAGGTTTTACAACAATGCAACTGAATTAGTTGAAATAGAGAGCGGTATAGTAGAGAATGAGTCCATAAACATAGCTTTGCAGATGGCAGTTGAGACAGCCGTTCTGCAAACAATAGAGGAAGGATATGAACAAGAATATTGGAAGAGAGGTTCTTGAACTTCTCACAGCAATACTTTTAGGTTTTGTTTTATTAATCATATCTTTAGATGTATTGTCAGCCGACAATGAAATATTTATAGACCAATCTGGTGCTACGTCTAATTTAGATATAGAACAAGTCGGTGGTGGTGGAAACATCATAGGTGGTTCTGATGCGGCAGCAGGCTCTATGACTGCTCTTGATTTAGACGGTACAAGCATGACACTTGACGTTTTGCAAAAAGGTGCATCTAACAAATTCTTAGGTGATATCTGGGCAGATACTTACACAGGCTACTTTTCATTCATAGGTGATTCCAACACATTCAACATGAGTACAGACGAGACAAATGCTACAGGTGCAGATGGCTCTAACGTAAATGTTCAATTTACAGGCAACACAAATACAGCAACTTTAAATCATGCCATGACAGCACTTGCTGCAAACTTAGATTTAGATTGGATAGTCCAAGGTTCAGGCAACACCATAACTTCTAGCATAGATGTTGATGGTGCTACTAACTATATGGATATTGATGGCAATGATAATACGGTTACTTATGATGGCGATGGTTATGCAGGTGGTTATTTCTATCTAGACCACACTGGCAGTACAAGAACATTTAACATAGATCAGGAGTCCACATCAGATAATGATTGGCTTAAAATTACATCTGTTGGCTCTAATGGTACTGTTTGTGTCACTCAGTCAGACGCAACTACTTCATTCGTCTGCTAATATAGGTTCAGTATCAGAACTAAGAGGAAACGCACAAGTCCTTAGAGATAAACCTTATGGTGCAGAGTTGGATTTTGATATTCAACAGATGGACGACGTACGAACTCAGGCAGGCAGAGTTGCTATAACATTTGAAGATGAATCCACAGTAAGACTTACTGAACATTCCAAGCTAGTAATTGATGAATACATCTTTGACCCAAACCCTTCTAAGTCTAAGATGGCTCTTAAATTTACAAGTGGTACTGCTAGATTTATAACAGGTAAGTTCAATAATAAAAGCAACATACTGATACAGACACCTACAGCAGACATCGCAATCAGAGGCACAGACTTTACTTGTACCGTAGATGAACTGGGCAGAAGTTTGGTCATACTTTTGCCAGATGAAAACGGATTGTCTAGTGGCGAAATAATAGTATCTACAGGCATAGGAAGTGTTACCCTCAACAAACCTTATCAAGCTACTACTGTTTCTGTTTATGAAAGCAACCCAACGAGCCCAATAACTCTTGATATTTCTTTAGACCTCATAGACAACATGCTTATCGTAAATCCGCCAGAAGAGATAGAACAACAAGCAGAAGAAACACAAACACAAGCCAAAGTTGATTATTTAGATTTTGATGAACTGGATATAGATTATCTGGCAGAAGATTTTTTAGAAACAGAAGAAGATCTAGAATTTACGGAACTTGATGTGGATATGTTAGCAACAAACTTTTTGGAGGACTTACTTAATGTGATAGATGCTCTTGCTATAGACAAAGAAGAAGATGCTTTGCAACAAGGCGGTGTTGGTATTCGTATAGTTGGTACAGAGATAGGACAAGATAAAGATACACAGATTACAACTATAGTATCTGGAAGAAATATAACCTTTACACGATCTGTTAATCAAAGTGTTAAGCTAAATGTAGATGGTTCTGATGCATATACAATTTTTTTATTGCAAGACGGTGTTGCTAATACAGTTAAGGTAAATGGCGGTACAGGGACAACAATAAATGTGAAGCAAGGTTCTGGGTGAAGAAGCTAATACCATTTTTTATTTTACTGGCTCTTGGTCTAGTAATCGTATATCAACCAATACCTTATCAAATATTAAAACTTAAAACATTTGATGCTTTTGTACCAGAGCAAAAACCTTCTGGTTACTTTACAATTCTTAACATCACAGAAGATGATATAGCCAATGAGGGTGGCTATCCTTTATCAAGACAAACGCTTGCACAGATTCACATAAATATTTTGAGAAAAGGTGCTATAGGTGTTGGTTGGGTTATGGCTTTTCCTCAACCAGATAGGTTCGGTGGAGACTTTGAGTTTTCTGAGGCACTATCTTTCTCTCCAAGTGTACTTGCTATGTTTGAAAATGATAACGGTCAATACCCACCAACAACAGGCACAGTCATTCTAGGAGAAGATATTGGTGGTATAAACGCAAAGGGAGTTATAGAAAACATAGATGTTCTCAGTACAAATGCAAGTCAAGGCATAGCAGTAGCTAGAGCAGATGTGGATTCCTTGATAAGAAGATTGCCATTATTGATGCGTACTCCTGACGGGTGGGTTCCTGCGTATGGAACGGAAGTTTTGAAAATACTTGCAGGTGCAGATACTTATGTCATAAAAACCAATGATAACGGTATAGAAGAAATAAGAGTTAAGGGATTGCCACCTGTAAAAACAGATTCTTTTGGTCGTAAGTGGATAAGTTATGTAGATACACCGCAAACAGACTTGAAAGAGATGAATGTAAATGGCAAGTTTGTATTTATTGGATTTACTGCAAAAGGCGTAATGCCGCAATTAGCTATACCTTCTGGTCAACTTTTGGAACCGCACAAGATACAAGCGGCTCTTGCAGAATCAATACTTATTGAAAACAGTCCAAATATACCAGACTACGCACTAGCCTTAGAGTTGTTAATATTTGCTACCTCAGTGCTATTTACATGGCTTCTGCTTAATGTTTTGGGTATAACCTTTGGTATTACCCTATTTGGCACTTTATCGCTTATAACGGCTTATTTTGGCTTTTATATGATACAACAAGGTTTGCTTATAGATGTTACGTGGTCCTTAATTTCACAATTATTGACAGGGACAACGGCTTTTTACCTAAGATTTAGAGAACAGTACAAACTGAGACAGCAAATCAAGAAACAATTTGAGCATTATTTAGACCCAAGACAGGTCAAAGAACTGCAAAAGAATCCAGATAAATTAAAACTTGGTGGTGAGAAAAAATATGCTACGTTCCTTTTTACAGATGTACGCGGATTCACTTCTTTATCTGAGACACTAGAGCCAGAAGATGTGACATACATTATGAACAAAGCACTTACAGCACAACAAAAGGCAGTGCAGGCTCATGGTGGGATGGTTGATAAGTATATAGGCGATGCAATGATGGCTATATTCAATGCACCCCTAGACCTAGAACATCATGAAAATAAAGCGATAGATTGTGCAAAAGATATACAAAAAAACATGGAAGCCTTAAATGATGAGTTGATTGAAAAAGGCATCAAGCCAGTGGCAATAGGAATAGGTATAAACACAGGATATGCAGTGATAGGGAATATGGGCAGTGAACAAAGGTTTGATTACACTGCAATAGGTGATGCAGTGAACACTGGTGCAAGGTTAGAAAGTGGTACAAAAGATGCAGGAGTAGATTTGCTCATTGGATATAATACTGCTATAAAGAGTGACTATACTTTGAAAAAACTTGAGCCAATAGCGGCAAAAGGTAAG